TGAGAAGGATTTCCAAACATCCGGGTGATCCACGGCAAAGGCGCCCAGCCCGTTCTCTAAAGCTAGAACTTGCCGCTCGCTTAGGGGGCTACCTCCTAGGTCAGACACGGCGTGCAGTAGCTCATGCAGCAGCACCAGGCTCCGCTCTCGGCGGCACAGGCCAGGTGCTACCCTGATCTCGTAGCCAGCGTCCGTGTGAGCGAACTCCCCGACCAGCTCCCGGTTCTTGCCGGTGTTGGCCGAGGGCTCCTTCAGGCGAACCTTGATCAACCGGGAGCCGACGCGCAGGAGCAGGGGGAAGCGCATGTGCACCTTTACGGAATCTTTACACGGGGTAAATGTTGGGTTCGCGGCGGTGCCGCTCACGGTCCCCCGCTAGCTTGGAACTAGGGTGCCGAAGTGCCCGCCCTAGTAGTGACCTCGGCTCGGGGCGGGGGGGCGGCTAGGACGCGACCGAGAGGGCTACTTGGTAGCCTTAGGTAGCCTTGTCTAGCTGTAGGTGATGTTCTTCAGTAGCACTAGGTAGCCTTAGGTAACCAAGGTAGCTACTAGATTGCTAGATAAAGACTAGTAAAGACTGAGCGGGAGTAACTAAGGTTGCAATTAGTAGGGGGCCCCTTCATGGACGGGTGACGAGGTAGGGGGCAGCAGGTCCCCGACAAGGCCGGCGAGCTGTTGAGCTCAGTGGTTGGGGGCCTGTCGGGGTGCTGCTTCATGGACAGGCCACCAAGCCGGTTAGTTTAGGTATGGACAAAATTTCCCTAAATTAGCTATAACTCGCTAGGATGCACGCGGACAGGGGGGGTCGGTAGGGGAGTACAGGCCCCCCTCCGCTGCGTTGATCCTAGCGTAGGTACCCCCCTCTGGCGGGGTCGCCAATGGGGTCAAAAAGGCTGTTTTAGGAGCGACCCTTGACACCTCGGGTTGACCCGAGTATTTTGGAGTGATGTTACCGCCTGAACCTGAAGACCCCAAGCTACCGCCGCCGGGCATCCCCCTGGTTGGTCAATTCTTCCTAGGCTGGGATGAGCATGCCGTCGTCGTCTACCGAGCGCCTAAGAAGGGCCGACCGATCCCGGTGGCCTACTTCGTTGAGCTCGACAACGCCCTGGCTTGGGTGCTGAAAAAAGTGACCCTACGCCAGCGCCGGTCCAAGGCGGGCGGCTCACTCGCCGCCTTGGTAAAGGCTCATCGCCGGGCGGTCGCTAACCTGGAGGGCTTCAAGGTCCGCTACGAGGCGGCCGCCAAGGTGCTGACCAAGATGGCCCTTGACAACCCCAGGAAGCTTGCCAAGATGGACCTTGACAACCCCAGGAAGCTTGCCAAGATGGCCCTTGACGACCCCAGGAAGCTTGCCAAGATGGACCTTGACAACCCCAGGAAGCTTGCCAAGATGGACCTTGACAACCCCAGGAAGCTTGAGTAAGCTTACGCTATGACCATCTATCTGTCCTCTCCGTCCCCCCTGGCCTCCCAGACCGTCCTGACCAAGAACTTCCAGGTCAAGGGAGCCTCAGATGGGCAAGCCTTCCAGAACACGACCTTCTCGTCGTCCTACACGATGGTCTTCCAGACGATGCCGGCCGGAGTTGGTCACACGAACCTGACCTTCAAGGACTGCTTCATCAACGGCAACACCCACCCCGGAAACAAGTGGGGCGCCCACTGCATCGGCATCATGTCTGGTCGCGCCGACCGGGTTTACGCCACGGCTCACAACGAGCACGCCTTCTACTGGGAGATACCCGGCGGCTACGAGTTCGTCGACTGCACGTCCGAGGCCGGCTCGCAGGGATGGCAGATTGAGGACCGCGAGTTCACGTCCAGCGGCGCCAATATGTGGCCGACGGGCTACGACCGCAGCCAGATGAAGGACGTCACCTGGCGCCGCTGCTGGGCCCGCGAGTGTGGGCAGCCATACGGGGACCGGCCGTCCTATGCCTTCGCTTTGTATCGGGAGGCGGGTCACTACTTGCTGGAGAACTGCCAGGTGACCCGCGGACTGGACAACGGGATGAGCTCGGACCAACACATGCGGGCCTTACTCATGCGGGGTAAGGCGCCGACCTTGGAGATTCACGGCGGAGTCTTCGACTATGCGGAGCCCGACCGGGCCCTGGTTTACCTGATGAGCGGGGCTGGGGCTTTGATCACGCGGGCACACTTCCCCCGCGGGGTGATCGAGATTGGCAAGGACATGAAGAACGTGGTCATCAAGGGCTGCACCGGGGGGGCTGTGATTCGCACCCCGGACGGTAAGAGCCGGCCGGTCACCCAAGGCATCGAGTACTGATTTATGTCGTCGAACGACATATTATGTCATTCGACTAAGGAGCCTACTATGTCATCGAACCGCCTACGTTCCCTACTCGTCTGGCTGCTCCTGTGCGTGGCCTCGTGGGTCATCGTGATCGTGGTCGTCGACGCGGTGGTCTACGGCATCGTAGAGCTGGTTCAGCGCCTATCGGCGCCGGCCCGGCTTGACTCGCTTCCGGCTGGGTCCCGGACGTCGTTTCCCGACCACCGCTTCCAGGGTGTTCGGTTTCCCCTCCTTGCCGCCGAAGACAGCCTTGGCCAACCAAGCTCGGGCCTCGCGCTCGTACCGCCTGGCCTTCCCCTGGACGGCGGCCTTGACCTCGTCCTGCCGCATGCGTTCACTGAACCAACCTACCGCGCCGGCCACGGCCTCGATCCGGTCGTCGTGTGCCAGCGCCCCGCGCTCTCGGGTCAGCCGGGTCATCTGGTAGAACAGTTGGTACAGGTGCCCCTTGTCCCCCCTGGCCGGGTCGTACTTCTGGTCCCTGAGGATAAGACCCCTGTCTACCACGAGCCGGTGCTGGTTCATGACGGGCTCCAGCACGTCGATGATCCGGAGCTCCTTCTGCCCGACGCTGTGTATCCCTTCGACGGTGCAGGGGTATATCGCCATCATCACCGGCCGCAGTAGCTCCTCGAACATCCCGTCCCCGAAGTTAGTCTCTACCAGCACCCGGTTAGCCTTATGGACCTTAGCCGTCTCCGCGATGCGCTTCAGCGCGTCACCCTGATAGCCCCCGGAGAAACCTTGGCAGTCGGACAGGTACAAGCGACCGTGGAGGTGCTTGACGACAGCAAAGGCCAGCTCATCCTGGCCGCGCCCCGCGGGGTCGACGTAGAGGACCGACTCCTGGTAGGGGCTGCGCTCCGCCGAGATGGCTGCCGGCCGATGGTAACGGTCTCCTTCCAGGCCGGTGAGGGGCAGGTCACGGATTTCGAGGTCTGGTCCTCCGCCCCAGGACACCTTGTCGGGGGCAGTCTCCAGGTCGAGGTCCATCACCACAAGGTCGGCAAGCTTCAGAGGGTAACGGTCCGCGTCGCTGAGCGTCGTGTCCAGCAAGAATTGCAGGGCAAAGGTGCTGGCCCCGATGCTGAGCTCGCGGCGGAGCAGGTCGTCGTCGTTGAACCGGCCGGGCTCGGTCGGCTGACCGGGGAAGCGGGCGCTGAGGCTGCCTCCGGCGAGGCTGGGGTCGTCCAACAGGCGCTGCAAGATCAGGGGAGCCAGACGCCGGCAGCCCGACTGGAACGGCTCGGGCGGGACTACTACGAGACCCTCGCCGAGGAGCGGGCTACCGAGGCTGTCAAGACCGAGAGGTTGCCCGGCAGGGTTGACCAGGTCGCGGCTGGCGGGGACGTCCTCACCAAGAGCAGTGCCCCCGCGGGGGAGCCGATCGTCACCGGGGGGAGCCGTGCGGCGGTCTTGCGCGCCGCCTTCAACGCTAGGCGCCGCCGCGGTCGGGGCTAGCTCGCCTGAGGCGTAGCGGTTTATCTGGTCGAGGGGTGGATACCGCGCCGGCCAGACGCGGACGCTGAAGCCCTTCTTAGGTAGGTCCACGTAGACCGACAGCTCGGTCTGAGGGGTGCCGAGGAGGACTAGGCGCCCGCCCGGCAGCACGATCGAGTCTAGCTGCTTCCTGGCGGCCTCGATGCGGTCCCGACCGCCTTGAGTGTAGGCTTTGGACTCTGTCTCCAGGTCGTCCGCTACGATCATCTTGCCGCGACTGCCGACCAGTCCGCCCGATACGCCGACAGACTTCAGGCTGGGCGCCTTGCTGGGGTGTCGGCCAGCTACGTCGAAAGCTTTCACGGACGAGCGCTGCTCCCGGGATGGGGCCAGGTGCCTGAGCTCCGGTACGCCGTCGAGCAGGGCCAGCACGAGCTGCGACATCGTCGCCGCATCGTCGTACGTAGCGCTAACGGACAGCACAGGCGCATCGATGTCGCACAACCACTCCCAACAGATGAGCGTGGAAGTCAGGGTCGACTTGGCCAACCCGCGGAAGCCTTGGACCATGACGCGGTTGTTAGGCGCTTCGTGCGGCCAACGGCTCATGTCGGGACCGCGTTGGAGGAACTGCGCTACGTCGTACTGAATATCGGTCGGCTCGGGGAGGCCGAGGATCTGCCAGGCTCGGTAGACCAGGTTGCGCAGGTCGCCGTCGAACGCCGCGGTCTCGGGGTAGCGGTCGATGAGGGCTCGGTAAGAGACCACGCGCTACAGCCCGACCGCCTCACGGTACTCTTCGCCACCTTCCTCGTCGGGTTGGCGGAAGGGCAGGCCATCAACCAACGTCGGGCCGCGTGCGCGACTGAAGCCGGGGGCGTCGGTGCGGATACGGTTGTCGGCGAGCATCTGGCGTGCTTCCTTGAGCTCCGCAGGCGTCAGGGAGTCCAGCTCGGCCTTGTTGGCCAGCTTCTCGCAGATGGCCTTGTGCAGCCGGATAAGGTGCTGCCGGGATGCTTCCATCTGGTCAGCGTCGTCGGGTTCTTGACTCACGGTTTGACTCCAATCTTGGTCATGATGTATGAGGACAGCGCCGCAACGACGGCCGCAGCGCCTAAGACTTTCGACCAGGCCCGCTCTAAGCTGCCAACCCGGTGTTGTATGTCCGCTTGGAACAACATCAGGCTATCCACCTTGGCCTCCAAGCGTCCGAGGGCTCGAATGATCTCCGTCTCTTCGTTCATGCGAGTTGCTCCACCAGGACGAAGGTCTGCGCTTCGACGTCGATCGGCTCGGCAGCTTGGTTGACCTTAGCGCGCAGGACCAGCACTTTAGGCGTCCCGCTGACCACGACCTTCAGCACGGCCGTCTCGCTGTACCGGGGCTCGTGTGGCGGTGCGTCGTTGGTAGCCAAAGTGGCCAACGCGCCGTTGTAGTATGACACCTGGGCCGGACCGTCCGTGCCGTCGGTCAGCCGCCACAGGAGCTCTGTGACCAGCGGTCCCGCGTCGGCGCTGACGAAGCTGACGTTGACGGTTAGCAGGTAGGTGCCGTCCTCTTCAAGCGTGATCGTGTCCGTACCGAGGGTATAGTGCGGGGTCGCGTTGTTGTGTTCGATCACCGTGCCGGCGGCGAAGTCTAGTCGGGTCCCGGCGCTCTCGTACCAGGTGCCCGACGCGCTGAACTGCACCACCGTGGCAGTGACGTTGGCGCGAATCATCGGACGGCCCGCCTGGAGCGCGGTGATCGCCGCCTGCGCCGCAGCCATCTGCGTCTGCAAGGTGTCTACGCCGATGTCCGCCTCGACCTGAGCGGGCGTCCGGGTGACCCACGCGCCCGCCTTGACCTGGATGAACTTGTCGTTGTCCGCCCCGGTCACCGGCGGCAGGTTTCCGGCCACGATGGCAGCCGCCTGTAGTTGCGCCAGCGTTGTCGCATCCTGCTGGTCGACCGCGTCCGCGACGTTGGTGATCCGATTACCTTCCGCGTCCCAGTTACCACTACCGTCGTCCAGGAGCTGCAAGCTCTCTGCCGAGTCGTCCTGGGTCTCCTCGTGCTGGTAGACGAGCTGGAGGTACATGGTGTCCAGGTCCTCGGCCAAGATGCTCGACCCCTCGATCCAGTCCACGATCGGATCGGTCGGGGTGACCCGCTTGATCTCGACGTACTCGCCGCCCGTCGCGGGGGTGACCAAGGTGACCTGCGTTCTCGCAGAGTTGACCGTGAACTCAGTCGGCTGCGTCAGCTCCACCTCGTCGACGAAGACGTGAATGTGGTCGCTGGATAGGGACGGGAAAGTTATTGCGAACACCGTCTGCGCCGGGGCTGCGGTGTAGGCGACGCGAGAGAGAGCCATGTGTTTACTGGCCGGTCAAGGCCTCAAAGGGGTTAGCGAGGGATCGGCCGAGAAGGCTGCGGGACTGTGGCTTGCCCGTGAGTTGCTGGAGTCTTTGCTTCCTCGTGACTTCCTGCTGGTGCTGCCGGATCGCCGGGAACTCTTGCAGGACCTGTCGCCACGCGGCGAGGCGGTAACGCGAGATGACGCCTCGTACGAGTGACACGCGAGGCGACTCAGCGTCGGCATTACTTACCGGGCTTAGCGACTGATAGTAGGGCGACTTGAGGAGGTCGGTGAGGGCGGACCGGATCGACTTGCCTCCGACCTTGACACTGCCGTGCAGCTCCCCCCAGCGGTCGAAGGCGCTCTGTCCGGTGCGCTTCGAGCGAATGTTGGTGAGCTCTAGACCGTCCTTGATGCGCTTAGGCGGACTGAAGCCGTAGCTGAGTTGGGCCAGCTCTCGGTTGATTGGGTCGTTGCTGACCTGCCGGTAGGAGACGGGCAGCACCGCGTTGGCGACCGCGAAGGCTTGGTCAGGCGTAGCCCCAAGTGATTGGGGGCGCAAGATCGGCTCCCCCAACAGGTTGCGGTACGGTTCGAGGTTGTCGCTCAACCCCGGCAGTTTAGCTTGGAGGGCGTCCCACAGACCGCGCACATCCCTCATAACGGGGTCGGTGGGGTCCACCAGGCCCTGCTTGAGGATGTTGGGGACGAAGCTGGCGGCCATCCGCTGGACGTAGCGTTGTACGATCTTCTCGTCATCCCCAGCGCTCGTCAGCATCTGCATCGTCTCAGACAGTCCCTGC